GACCATCCTCGTTTGGGTGGTCGAAAATCCCCCAAGTCGTTATAGCGGAGTAGTCAGACCGTGCGCTCTTGGTGTGCGCCGTGTCTATTGATTGGATTATGTAACTGCATGCAGGGGGACTGGACCTTTCCCATTTACGCCAGTATTCCCTTTTGATTAGTGCGCCTTCTTCTGCGGTTGGCTTCTGTTGATACTGGGACAGCCACTTACTCAGCGGTAGTTCAGCCTTCAGCGCATCAAGTTCATCCTTGCTCCAGAAGTCTGGCCACAAGGGTTCGCCACTTTCGTAAAGCGCGGGAAGTTCAATGACTTCCCACTGGTCCGCGCCCTTTCGCTCCTCACTAGCCTTGAGGATTTGACCCGTCAGGTCGCGCTCATGCCAGCGTGTCATCACGATGATAATTGCCCCACCCGGCTGGAGACGCTGTCTCGGACCAGACGAATACCATTCGTAGACGCTGTCAAAGTATTCGTTGGTGGGGAGAATACCCGCCGTTTCTGAGTGCGGGTCATCAATTATCAACAGGTCCGCACCGCGCCCTGTCATCGCACCGCCTACACCAACAGCAAAGTATTCCCCGCCACCAGAAATATCCCAGCGGCCTGCGGCCTTAGAGTCTGCCCGAAGAGAGACATCAGGGAAGACATCGGCATAGTCTTGGCTTGCGATAAGGTTTCGCACCTTCCTGCCGAAACGCACAGAAAAGTCTGAGGTGTGCGTTGCCGCAATCACTTTGCGAGACGGGTCCTTGCCCATCAGCCAAGCTGGGAGTAGCCACGATGTAAGTTCAGACTTACCGTGGCGTGGGGCGATGTTGATAATCACCCTTTTCAATTGGCCATCTGCAACAGCCTGAAACTTCTCAGCCATAATTCTATGGTGCGGCCCTTCGAGGAAGATGGGCCACATGAGTTTAACAAAGTCCAGAAAGTTGTCCCTCGCACCCTGTAACTGGTTGGTGTGATGCCAATCAGAAAGAGCCGCTGAAATTGCGGCTCGGTGGTCTTCGGGCAATGTTTCCAGATTTTCGAGTATCTGTTTTGCGTCTAGCAAAAGACTCAGTCTCCGGTGTGCAGATTACCTCAGATATTAAAATATCAGACTTGTTGGTGAGGTGACTGTTTTTATTCTCTGTATTGATTGAGTTTGAACACTTGGCAGACTGTGTCTTCCAAGTCGTCAAACTTCGCCATGTATATCGAATGCATACCCAAGAGATAGTTGTCTAATTCATCTGGTGTCATGTCTCTTCGAGCAAGGGCATCCCTAAGACAGTCGATATCATCAAGGATAACCGATGCCCTCATGATTTTATCTTCGATGTCGAACCTGTCGGCCATTTGTGACTCCCTTGCAAATTTAACTTTAGGTGTTCAAATTACGAGGTTTCTTTAATCATCCTTATCGGGACTGTTAGTGCCAATTCCTTGGCGTGATTAAACTATTTGTCCCTTTCGGGGTGATATACGCTTCAGCGCATATCTGGGTTTTATGCGTTTCAGCGCATAGGTAATGCATTTGCATTACACTGCTACTCCGCTTCCCAGTACCGTAGCCAAAAATGTTCGCCGCACTTGTCTATCTCTTCTTGAGGGTAGCCCTCGGCAACAATCCATTCCAACACGGTCTCACCATACTTGCTGGCATCATCTGTTGGTTGTGAGGTTAGCCCCTGCGCTAGATGTTCCGGCAAAGGTTTTGGGAAGCCATATTTCCAACCGCTAGGCGGGTCGCACATCATTTGTTTCATTGTCTTTCCCATGGTCAAATTTGGTTTATAAATGATACAATAACAGCGTTATTGGTCAGTATATGAGACACCCCGGTATCAGCATCAACCAAAGAAGTCCTTTCGTTTATTTCGTTTATTCAGGTTCTTCTTGTGTCTGCCCTTGCGTTTAATCCGCTTCTTGGCGACCTTTACGGTTACTTGTTTTGCCATTTCCAGTCCTCGGTTCTGGATAGACTACGACCATGTCTGCCGCTCTATCCTTGAAGTATCTTTCGTAAGATTCCCTGACCATTCTCTTTCTCAGGGCCTCTTCCTCTAACTTCCTTGCTCTGCGTTGGTTTTTCTTTTTCTCACGCTGAGATGGGTATATGTTTGTTTCGTCAGACACTTCACGATGTCACTAGGTCTTTCAGGTCAATCATTGCACCCATAGACGAGTTTCTATCGCCGCCGGGTTTGATGCGTTTCTTTTCAATAGCCTCGTCTACCAGCCCCCTCAGTTTCTCAGTGGGAAGCATGATGACCAGCCCATGGTCTAGGACAAAAGCCCAGTAGTCCGCTTCGGTTGTGAATATCCCAGAATCCTTTCCACGGCTCCGATACTCGACAAACACCCGCTTGGTCTTGTACGCAATGAAGTCCCTTTTCACCTCTACTGTGTCAGCCTCAAGCAGTCCCCCTAACCACTGCTCTGCTTCTTGCCCTCTTTGTAAATCCCAACGAAAGTTGGAATTATGTTTCACTTTCTTCGACTTGCTCCATAAGCCAGCGCAGATATACATCGGCCTTCTCAAGGTCTTGAAGGCCATTCTTGTAACGCCACCGCCACAGGTACTTCATCACATTACCTTGGCAGTAACTCTCCCAGCCTTCCGGCCCCAGCATCGCCCTGATTGCGTCCTTGCACTCAATTCCATACTGGTTGTAGTGACTTGGGCTGTTTACCAAGTCATCAGAAGAACTGACTAATGTCGGCTTTTTCATCCTGCTCTCCTCTTCTCTCAACATCCTGACCATGTATTCCTCGTACCTCTCGCGCTTCGGCGTTTTTTTCTCGGACCAAGGCGTAGCAGTTATCGGCCCACTTTCCACCAAGGTGGATGAACTGGCCGCTGGCGAGGGCGACCCAGTCGTTGTCGCATGCTCGGAACCATTCGCCACATCCGTCACATTGGATTGGTTTGGTGTTTGTGCTTCGCCTTGGGTCACGCTTTGCCATTCTCTTCTTCAAAAGGGTCTTTGTAATACCTGATGACGGACTTCGCCCCGTCCCTCAGCAAGTGTGCAATAGAGACATGCTGTCCGTTTTGCTCTGTGAGAAACCGGCTGATAGCCCTCAGTTGTTCGTAATCGTCTAGCGAAATGAGAAGATTGTAGGTTCTGGTCGGCTCCAGAATTACATTCGGGCGTCCCATTACCGGTCATCGCCGCTACCCTGTAGCGTCCCCTTCTCTTTGCGAAGGCGCAGTTTTTCGATGTTGGCTACAGCGAAACTGTCGAGATTGAACTCTAAGTCGCTGGCAATTTGCGCCAAATACCAGAGAACATCACCGCATTCTTTGCGGATTGCGTCTCGGTCCTCTGCTGAAATCTCGCCGCCCTTGTCCCGGATTATCTTCTTTACCTTCTCAGCGACCTCTCCAGCCTCACCGGCTAGGCCTAGAGCCGGGTACACAAGTTTGTATTCCCGTGGGTAAATGGCCGTGTCTCTGGCCCTCTTTTGATAATCTGAAAAATCCATATCGTCACCTAATGTAGCTGAACGTCCTCAGTTCTCGCTCTCAAGGCGGCTTCGGCTCCGCAGAGAAACAGCATAAATGGCAGTTCCTCTTCGTGTATGTCCGCTTCCATTAACTGGTCCACCGCGTAGCCAAACCACTCGGCGGCACCGGCCATATCGACTTGGAACTCTTCAGTCGTTTCATCAAGAAAGCAGAACACAAAACCTCCTTAAATGAGAGGGGCAAGGAAATGCGGGGTAACCCTGCCCCTCTCTGAGCCAGACATACCTAGACTTGCGGGTCGGTAGTCGAGAACAAATGTAGAACATCTCAGATTCTTAGTCAACATAAGAAATTATCTTAGACGCCAAGAATTTTTCTTGCATACTTAAAGGAAATACATAGGAAATATACCCCCGGTATAGGGGACCCATGCATTGTATATACATTTTAGGGGGTGGGGCTTTTAAGGAGGCCCCTACTCCTCAGAAATTTCGGCCTTTAATTCGGCGATAGCCTCTTCAATAGCCGCTTTCCGCTCTTCCAGTGCCTTAATCCGCTTCGCATACAGTTCAGATTTAGCCTTCTTGACCGTCTCTTCGGACAGAATTAACACTGGTGGGAGGAAAGATTGCCGTAAATCAAATGGATTCAATAGCATAGCTGGGACTCCCTGCGTGTTTGTTCTGGTTTTGTTCTTGTTATATAGGGAGTTACTTACCCAATGCAATATTTTGGGGGATTATTTGGGTGAAATAGTATGTATACGCATGTGGGTGCGTGTGGGTGAGTAAGGGGGTGGCGGGGGTCAAGAAGAAGGTCCCCGATTTGGCTACCTCCGCCCCCAATTTCCCCTAATCTAGGCCATCAATGTTGTTTCTTTTCAAACAGTTGCACCACATTTGGGTCTGTCAGGGCCGCTGTCAGCGCATCATCCAGTTTTTTCTGGGCCGCATCGGTTGTGATTTTCTGTTCTGTTTCAATGCGTTGTGGTCCAAAGGCCTGAACATCGGACAATTCACCCAATAATTTGAGCGCGGCAATTCTAGCAGACGGCGAATCCGCAGTCTGGGCCTCATTTAACAGGCCGGACCTGACAATCTCGCGCAGGCGGGTGCCATTCAACCGGTTTTTTTCCTCTATCGCCTTGTTTATCGCCTCAACCCTGCTGGCAACCTTGGGGCTGTTGAGCAGTTTGCTGGATTCAACCCAGACTGTCGCCGGTTTCATCTTCTCAGCATTAAAGGCCTGCCGGTATGCTTCACTAGCAGAGCCGGTCTCAACATAGGCCTGAGCGAATCGCTCCTGCTTTACTGTCAAACCATGTTCATTTTTGGTGGTCATGCGTCTATTCCTGTCTTACTGGCATTCTCTTACCTGTCCCCTACTATAACAGCCTCTATCCCTTGGTGACTGTAGGGAATACGGCTCCCCGCCCCTGTCGGGGCTTTCTTCGGTATGCAATTTATTTTCGCAATATCTCATTTTCTTACTTGACATGAGAATCGTTTACACTCAAAAAGAGGTCAACAGCCCCTGATTGGCAACCGGCATCGCGGTAACCAGCCCCGCGTCTTCTATCCCACTGAGTGGCGGGACGATGTTGACAACCCCACTGGCGCGGCCAAGACCAAGAACAAGCCGCCGCGCCGGACAGCAATGACAATCAGTCTGGCTGGGCATGGCTCCGATGTTCCAGCGGGTTGTCCTGATGTCCAGACCTGTTACCGGTCTGCTGATGAGGCCCATGGCAGGGCCGAAACATCAGAAACCCTAAACCCTAATGGAGGTTTGCAATGCAAACTGTTACTGTCTCACAATTTCCCACCGCCAAATCAATTGCTGGCCGTGGCAAGATTCGCAAGTATCTGGGCCTGAGTGTCGAAGATGCCGGACCTATCTTTGACTGCCTCGCATCCGCTGATGGCTATGTCTTCCGCGCTGATGCGCTCAAGGCACCACATACGCTGGATGATTTGGTGGTTGATTTCGCCGCATACGATGGCGCGGTCATCACCCGCGATGGTGCCGGTGAGCCTGCCGCACCGGCGGCACCCGCACCCGCCGCGCCGGTGGTTGCCGGTGATGATGCCCAGCAATTGGCTGGCCTTATCTCGCGCCTTGCCGGTTCATCAGTAGACGCCGGTCAGGTCCGCGACATTGTCCGCGCCGAATTGGCCAGCATGGACACGCCGACTCGTCAGGTCATCACTGTCGAATACAAGGCCCCTGATGCGGTCAAGCAGTTTGACCAAGCGCATCCGGCCCTTGCCGATATCATCATCTGGCTGGACCAAGGCGAACCGGTCATGCTGGTAGGTCCTGCCGGTTCCGGTAAGACCACGCTGGGCATGCAGGCGGCTGAGGCTAAAGGCGTGCCGTTCTATTTCACCGGCGCGGTCCAAGGCGACTACAAGTTGAACGGTTACATGGATGCCAATGGCAATTATGTCCGCACAACATTCCGCGAAGCATACGAACATGGCGGGGTGTTCCTGTTCGATGAAATAGACGCCTCGCATCCATCAGCCATTGTGGCATTCAATGCCGCGCTGGCGAATGGCCATCATGATTTCCCTGATGGCATGGTCAAGCGGCATCCTGATTTCCATTGTATCGCCGCCGCCAACACATATGGCCGTGGTGCGGACCGTGTCTATTCGGGCCGGAACCAATTGGATGGTGCCTCGCTGGACCGGTTCAGCGTCATAGAGGTTGGCTATAACACTGACCTTGAGTTTGCGCTGGGCCGCGACAATCCGGCATGGGTTGAATATGTCCATCAGGTTCGGTCAGCCATCGACAAGACGGCAACCCGCCATGTTGTCGGCACCCGCGCCATCATCAAGGGCATCAAGGGGCTGGCCGCTGGCCTGCCCCGCGACAAGGTCGAAGATGCCGTGATTTGGAAGGGCCTCAGCCCTGACATCATCCACAAGGTCAAGGCGGCTATGTAGTCGCCTTGGCATCCCTCACTGATGAGGCTGGCCGGTTACCAGCCGAAACCCGCTCCGGCGGGTCTGGGGAAACCCTTTTCTGAAACCCTAATGGAGATTCGCCATGCGTATCCTAAGACAAACCAAGACCAAGATTGACCTAGAGTTTGACAGTCTGGCCCAGTTTGGTGCGATTGACGCCACCATGACCGCCGAACAGTCAACATACCGGTCCAGCCAAAAGGAAAACGACAGCGATTGGAATGGCTGTTCATTTTCCGAAGCCGTCCGCATGTCTGTCGAAGGCTGGGACGCTGGCCGTGACCGGCTGGTCAAACTGACCGAATCTGGCATCCAGCAATTGGACCGCGATGTGATACCGGTTGAGGTTCGCGGTGTTGCCGGTTACCGGCCTGATGTTCCGGCCTACTGCACCGGCGCGCCGGATTGCATGGTCATGCGTGATGAAGAGGTCAAGCCTGCCGTCCTGCGATTGCTGGTTGATTTCGGCAACAGCCACAAGGTCACCGCTGACCAGATTATGAATTACGGCGCGGCCCTGCTGGCATACATCGAGGCCATCGAGGCTGAGGGTATCCGGTGCGAATTGTGGGCAGGCATCAAGGCCACAAGAAGCCGGACCGCATTTACGGCGCGGGTTAAGGTCAAAGACCCTGACCAGCCGTTTGATTTCGGTGCTATTGCTTTTGCCCTGTCGCATCCTGCAATGCTCCGGCGGCTCTATTTTAGGGCCGTTGAGC